CTTTGTCCGTTAGGAGACTTAGCAAACTTTACTTCTATATCTCCATTATTAAATTTATAATTCATACTATCACACCCACGAATCCTCTTCAGCCGCATCACACAAACTAAAGTAACTACAATGAGAGCAGGTCTTAAAGAAGAACTTGGTTGGAAATGATTTCTGTTCATAGGCATGAATCAACTTAGCAATATTCTTCATTACTGATGTCATCGTTCTGCTTTTCACTTCTTCTGCAAATACATAGTTAGAAGCCGGATAATACCAACCCCAATGTGTTACAGGAACATTAGGTTGTAAGCCATTCTTAATCAGCACTTCATCTTCTGCATTTTCAATAAGTAGTTGATAGAAAGCCATTTCCTTTCTCATGCTTGTTGCCTTGTAGTCTTTCCATCCCCCTGTTTTGTATTCAAAGGGAACATAGCCACCGTTTTCCATAAAGATTCTATCTATGATACCTTGAATGTGTATCTTGTAATCTCTAGTCAATGGAAACTTAGGGTTAGTATTAGCAGGTATTGTTATTTCTGCATCAAACTTACCTTCGTTACATACAGGCAAATACTCATCTACCTTATCTTCGGCCTTAGCCTCTAAGAAGCGTTCTGCTTCAAAAGCGGCTACAGTCATAGATATGTCGAAGTATTCGTCAATAGGTGTTAGACTTGCACAATAATCATGTAACTCATCTGCTGACATATGTTCTGCTTTCTTGATGTCAAAGTCATCAAAGAAGTTTTCTCTATGGACATGCAAAATTGTTCCCTTACGCATTGCTTCTGTTTGGTCTTGTGGTAATCGTTGAATATAACTAAAGTTATATTTCTTAGGACACCAATCAAAACTACCTAAAGAAGATTTACTAATCTTCAATATAGGTTCGCTAGGGTCATCATAATTTTCCGGCTTCCAATCATAAGTGTATTCACTCATGCTATTTATTATTGCATTATATTTTTCATCGTTATTCAAAACCATTCCTCCAATTTAGTTTGTATTTTACCCGTTTTAATGTTAGACAAATCCCAATTCATAGCCTTATAAATTGGTTCTGCTTTCTTTATTACTTGGTTAGCATAATGTTGATAATCGGGTTTATACTTATCAAAATCAACATAGCGTGAACCTGAGACATACTCTACTGTCTTTACTTCCTTCGTAAGTGGGTTAGTATATGTTTCGTTAGACTTTACTTTTAGATACAGGTAAGAATCATCGAAGTTAATGCCATTTTGTTTGGCATGAACAACTCCTGCAATACCCGAACCTATCGAGGGTCTTCTACCTTCTAATGTAGTAAACTTAGAAGTATCTTCTCCACATTTTAAACACCACTTAATAGCAAGACATTCATGTAACTTGTGTTTCTTTCTACAACCACTACACTTTACAGTAAATCTATCTTCTCGAAGTCTGCTCCTTTTGATAATATCCTCGATAGGAATATTACCATTTAACACACTATTGTATTTATCATGTAGATATTTATTGATTTCAGTCATAGACTTTTCATTAACCCACATAGTCAATACATCGGTTTGAACTCCCTTAGCAAGTTTGGTTTCACTAACTCTCTTAGCAGTAAAACCTGTCATTACAAATTCCGGCTCGTCTAACCACTCACCGTCTTTCCATGTAATCATACCTGCATTTCTATTCTTAGTTGTGCCAACACCTAATGCTGAATAGTATTTCTCAAATTCTAATACAACGGGGTGTTGTTTCAATCCCATGACATTAGGGAAGTGTTCTCTTACACTAGACTCAATGTCTTTAATTGCTTCTTCTGCCTTTTCAACAGAATCTATTTGCACATAGATTGAATCTGTGTGTCCGTAAACTACCTTCATGTTAATCACTTATTTAGTCTTATTAAGTAAGAATGAAAATTGACATCGTAGCCGTTAGCCTTCTTGGTTAGGAACTCTTGTATCTCTACAACAGCCCGTCTAACTTTATTGGCATCTTCAATTTCTTGACTCATATCATCTAAGTCATTCTCTAATCCTTTAATCTTCATTTCTAATTTTTCTATTTTCTTTTTCATTTCTTCATTATTCATATTATCACCGTTACTATGGTTATGATGGTTATGATGTTCACGATATTTACCATCATCAATATCTTATTGCTTCTTGCTATCATGGCAAGTAAGTCTTCTAGGAGTTCATTGGTCTTGTCCATCATTGACAAATTTATCCACTCCTTGAGTTATCTCTATAATAGTCGCTTTACGCTTTAGATTCGTTAGCATTTCTATTATGTCATTAATATCTTTTTCAGTCTCTTTCCAAGTATCTTCTGTATCATACTCTATCTTTGCTATTACATATTTACTATATTTCATAATCATTCCTCACATAAACTCCGTCGCCTATTCTAGTTACTAGGTCTTCTCTTTTACATAGGTAATAACCAATACCTTGAGTATTACCAATATACATACTAGTGCCTCTTCTTTCTACAATATTATCCAATACATGATTTACTGTAAATTTATTAGGCATTTCTTCTAATGCTTCTAATATCCATCTTTTGAAAAACTTGTTCATCAAAACACCTCCTCATATTCACAAGAATCGCATTTGAGTTTAGCCCTTCTCTTGGTATGTTGTGCATAAGAATAATTTGACTTAGGCTTCAACTCTTCATACAGAATCTTTCCAACTCCACAATTAGGACATTTCATTATTGAAAACCTCCTCAAATGCTTTTATCTTATTCTTCATTCTTGTGTTAGAACTCTTATAGCCCTTAACTAATTTACTTAGTTCTTTTACTTCTTTTTGTGTCTTCTGTGCTTTACTCATAGAAGATATTACAATGTTCTTCAATTCGCTAATCTTTTCATCAAGGACTTTTTCAATAATAGGTTCTATGCCTTTTGTTAATTGATGCTGAATTTCAACTTCAATAGTGCTATGTAATACATCAATTGAGGTCTTTAGATTCTCAATCTCTTTATCCATACTTGCTATTGTTGCTATTGCATCAATTGTTTTATTAGACATAACTCTATACCTATTCTTTCCTTTCTTTCCCTTACAATCGGGGCATATTGTTTCTCTTGATTTTATAGAGAACTTTCTAAAAGTTTCTCTACAATCTCTACATACTGCTGTTGCACTCATTTTTATTCCTCATTTTTATTTCTTCTGCACATCTTTTACAATGAAACTTACCCTCAAATTGAGGATTATGTGCCAATGGTTTCATACATTTTATTCTATTCATTTTTTAGTCACCTCAAATAAAAACTTGCGTCTCTCTATTTTTCTATTGAAGCCACCTTTCACTATATTATCATAAGCCCAAAGGGGTTGAAGATTATCTAGCGACCAACATTCAGTAAAATCTTCTTCATCTAAAAACAGAAAAGAAGATACTGGTTTAATGTGGTCTATGTGCCAACTACCATAGTTTTCTAAAACCATACCTTCCGAAAACAAAGAAGAAAGATGAGTTTTTAATTCATTGCTACTATATGGCATGCCCTTTATCGGTCTGTCGGTTTTTGCTTTCATTGCTTTACTTAAAGCACTTTGATATTTCTTATTTCTTTTTTTTACAGTATTGATAGATGGCACTATCAACACATCCATATCTTCACCACACCCATTAGTATTGCACACCTTACCAAACATTGCACCAACTTCATAAAAAGAATCATCGTTAGTTCTTCTAAATTGGTCTTTACGACACTTAGCGCATATTATTTTTACTATGCTTTCATAGTCTCCCTTGTAGTCTTTTCTCTTAGTTAGATAGCCTATGCTATATGACTTTTTTCTACAATCGCATTGTAAATTTAATCGTTGTGTAAAGTCGGGTTTTACCTTTGCTAATTCCTTATGTGTCTTACAATAGAGGGTTGGGTATCTAATTAAAGTCATATTATCGTTGCTTTCAAATAAGAAAGTAAAATATTGATTTGGTATTAGATGCAAAGGGAAACCCTTGTATTTACCAAACTCCATCAAGTAGGTCAAACTTTCAACTCCGATATGTTCTTTATTGCTTTATCAAAAGAAGCCAATAAATCTCCATCTGCAAAATAAATGGTTGCTAGTACAGTGAACAATAAATCGTATTTAGGGTCGAATACCCACTTATTCTTAACAGTTTTATATTCAGAAAACTTTGGGTCTAATAGTTTATGCACTTCTTCTCCTAAAAGACTCTCCCAATTAGTTTTGGGGGATTTAACTAATTCACTCATTAATGCTAAAAACTTGTAAATATTCAAACTTCCAACTCCTTCGCCTTGAATGCGGCTAATCTAATTGCTTCTCTTGCACTTGCTGTAATGCTTGCGGCCAAATCAACATCTGCCCAACCAAATCCTTGATACGCTAGTACACCATAGAAAGAAGCCATCAATCTTTTGACAGCCATTTGATTGTTATGCCACTTAACATAATCAGTTTGATTTCTAGCACTCTTCATTCTTTTCTTGTAATCGTTTCTTAACTCTTTTAACTCAAGAACTGCTTTAGGTAATAATCCTAACTTATCAGTCTTAAAGTAAAACATTCTATCGCCTATCGGTTCGCTGAAATCTCTTGGAGTTAAGATATTAACTGCGAATGCCGTTGGTTCTTCAGTTTTAGTTTCCCAAGATATATTTCTAGCAACCATCATTGATGGATATAGACCGGCAAAATCAAATGCCGCTACATTAAGATGTAGTCCGTTAGTATCTTCACTAAGCGGGTCATAAATCATAGCCCCTTCGTACTCTTTTCTATCAGCACTCTTGATACCTGTTGGTGCTTTCCACCAAGCATTTCTCATAAAGTAAATACTACCCATATGTGAAGCATAGAAGCAAGCCTTGAAAGGTGCTTTTAGTAATCGTTGTAATGATACTATTGCTTCACTACAATAGTTAATTGCATCTATCTTAACTAATAGTTCTACATCTACTAGAGCATAATGTAAGTATGCTTCTGTGTCTTCTAACCATGCTCTACGATAGAACTCGTTAGGGTCATCAAACTTAGTATTCATTTCTTTACCTTCATTAAATAATAACTTAGAAACATAATCAAGACTTAGTGATGGTAATGTTCCTCGTTGCGAATCATTCCATTGTCTTTCAAATGCTAAGTCTAAATTAAGAGTTAATCTACCACCAATAGGCTGTTCAATTGGTGAATAGCCATCCTGTCTCTTGAAACTACAGCCATCCTTAAGTTGTTTAACTCCATCTATCTTATGATAAGGAGACATAACTAGAGGATTCAAACCTAAAGCACATGCTCTATCTAATAACTTAGGTAAGTCGAATTTTAGACCAAACCATGCAATTAACATATCGGGGTCTTTAACCATCATAGTTCCCATAAAATGTTCTATCATTTCTTTTTCAGAATTAAAAACCGACATATGAGAAACTTTCTTCGTAGACATCTTAAATCCATTATACGGGTCTTGGTTAGGAAACCATACCCATTGGTAGTAGTCCTCATCGTAATTATCATACACTACAATAGTAGTAATGCAACCATCATATTCTCCGCCTTGTTGCCACTCCATATCCCAATACCATTTACGCATATTATATTCGGGCATTTCATCAACTTCATCAACAGCGTATCTAAATGTATATGGCACATCAGCCTCGTATGTTTTACTAAAGTGCTGTCTAGCCTTATGAATATCAAAAGACTTCTGCACATATACACGCTTTAGTTTTGTTCCATCTAAACTAGTCCAATCTCCCTCTTCATACTCAAACTCACCTCTAGCATATTTACTAACAGGATAGTGTGGTATGTTAGGTTCATCAACTGAAACATAGAAGTATGGCCTAAACGACACTTCTTCGCTTTTCTTAACTCCGTTTTCTCTCCAAGATTTATATATTACATTTCCATTTTTATTACTAATTATCATTTATATTCCTCAATTTGCTAAGTGTGGTGCTTTAATTATCAATTTGTTTTCCGACATAATTAACATCGGGAAATCATCTTTGACATAGAAGTTTAATATTTCATTGTCAAACAATACATGAACAGGGCTAGAGAAATCTAGCGTTGCTGATTCTCCAATGTTACCTTCTAACTCAATAGAAGTTTCAAATTTGTTTGTGTTGTTAGTAGCACTAGACATAGATAATTTATTTTTATCATGTTCATAGTTAAGGTGATATACACCACTACCAATTAACTCACATAGTTTCATAGTCTCACTAAATGTATTAGAGTCTAACTGAAACGCACCTTCAAACTTTGATTTGTTAAACTCAAATAGAGTTTCTAGGTCTTCTTCAAAGTGCGTGTCTAATACATACTGACCCATGCGATTAATAGCATCCATGTTTGGATGATTAACAACAATAGGCTGTGTAACTTTACTACTACCATTTGTCATAGTAATAATATCATTACTGCTTATCTCTACATCACCACTAAACTTCTTTAGATATTTTAGTAGTGTTTCTGTTTCTGCAACAAAGACACCATCTTCTTCACCATCAACTGTTAAATTAACTTTAACAATTAGTGAATTGATGGCATCAGCATTCCATAAACTCAATGTATTATTGTGTAGTCTAGCATAGAAATACTCTACCAAACTACCATTAGTAACACTAGCACCTTTCACATATTTTCCTTTCAATTGTATATCCGTCAAAGACTTGACAAACTCTTTTGCATCTACTGTAAATTTCATATTTCATCACCTTTTACTAACCAAGCACTAACTCCGAATATAGGATTAGCACCATAAACAACCCAACCAAACCAACATCGTTCATCTTTATTCGACTCATAAGTTTTTATTTCATTGTCCGACCAACGAGTTAAACATGGCCTGTAATATAATTTATCTCCGGTTTCTTCTTCTTCTAAGAAAGTTAATTCTCCTAGATTCTCATGTGCTGGTAGTTTCTCACTTAATTTCATATTGTTCCCTCTTTTAATTCTTTCAAACCATTCCATGTAATGTTAGGCGGTGTTCCTTGTCTCACTGTCCACTTAGAACCAACAAGTTTACCATTTGTTCTACTGCCTATCAATTCAGCAAAGAAATGTAGTTCGCCCTTAATCATTTTCTTAGAGCAGTAAATCTCTTGTTCAAGTTTACCTCCCCATTCCTTCCACATTGGTTGCATACCAACAGGCACATTATCCATGTATTTTTCAGTCTCATGTGTAATGAAGATTACATCACATTCCAAATTATAGATTGTCTCTAGTAAATAATAGAAAGCCTTGTTTCTATTACCATACTGAAACGGCATAATCTTAGTTACAACTCTAGGGTTAGGGTTTACCTTTAACATACAAGCATCTAACCATGTATCTACTCCATCAATAACAAAGATAGGCTTTTCACCATTTGTAATTGATTCTTTAGCGTGGTTGATAAATTGCAGTGACCTAGATTCACTTTCGTTAATATCAATAATATTATCTTTGGTCATAACAATTGGACAGAATACTTCTATTCTTTCAGTAGCATCATGGTGTTGATACCATGTAGATTCTACTCCTCTATCCCAATCAAGAACAAATATCTTTCTTTCGGGGAAGTCTAACGCTAATCCGGTTTTACCCGTCTTAGGTTCACCCCAAACACCTAATACCAATCTTGGTTGTCTATTCTCTCTTTTCTGCTTTAGCAGTTCTTTAAAATTTATTTTCTCTTTTCTAAAAGTCATATAATTCACCTATTTCTTCTTTATCTATTTTTATTTCTTTTCCTTTAATTTTGCCCCATGTATTGATTATGTCACATAACTCGTCACGGCTATCACAAACATATCTTGTGTCTTTACCGCCAATATGTAACTTGACCCAATAACTATCAGACATCTTTATATTCTTATTCCATGTTAAGAATTCTACTTCATCTAAATCAATGATGAAACTACCATTCTTTAACAAGAATCTATTTTCAATTAATCCTTTTCTTATCATTTTTATTCCTCATGAATAGGCTTTGCACCTAGTCGAGCATCAATCTTATTCCACAAGTTCACGCTTACACTTGCTTATGAAGAGGGGAACAACAACAAACCCCCCTTTGGAAATTAATCAAAACCAATCAAGGTCTTCATCCTCTACGCCTTCTTCTTCAGCGATAGGATTACCTACTGATTCTTCTACTAGTAAACCACTAGTATTGATTGTAATTGGTTCTGCTTCACCGTCAATAATTCGCTGTGAAGTTCTACCAACAACTACAACCTTAGAACCAATACCAAAATTGATATTGATATGTTCGGGAATCCAACAAGTTGTTGCTAAATCGCCACCGTCATCTTCTGTTAATTCCATGTCAGCCGCTTTATCTGTAATAGATATAATTCTGTTACCATTAGCAGTTGGAGTCATTCTTTGATTGACAACAGTTCCTTCAACTATAGCAAATCTATCCTTTGTCTGTTCCATCTGTAGTGTTTGATGTAGTCTATCTAAATCAACTAATGTTGTTCCGTTCTTAGTATAGTTAGCGAACAAACAAGAGGCAAAGTCGAAAGACGACATATCTCTATAGTCGCTGTTATCAGGGTTTACATCATCATTTCTAATTAAACTATCTTTAGTGGCAGTAGTCATCCCATAAATGTTTAAACCATCATCACTAGGAATAGCCTTGAAATGCACCCAATCAAAAGTTTTGGGGGCGAATTCTACACCACCTTGATTCTTGTAAGAGAAATAATAAGATTTCATTTCTCCACCATCAATACTACCATAGAAGATACCATTTCTTCTAAATTCATTTACAGGTAGTGGTTTACCGTAACGCTTGTTTTCTGCTCCACTAGCATAGTTAGGCATTGGGTCTATCGGAATGATAATGCTACCATCTTCTAATTCTTCTGCACCTGCATTTAGAGTCTTAACCATCTTTTCAGCATAGTCGCCCTTGTAATATCTAGCAATAGTATAAGTCCCATCACCGTTATCAGTAGCAACTGCTACTAAACCATCACTCAACGCTTTGTCGTTATCTCTTAGATATTCTTCTTTAGCCTTGTTTCTGCTCCAACTCATCATATCTCTAGGAGACTCCAATGATACAAAGAAACCAAATGCGCTTTTTACTAGAGAATTAGAACCACTATTATTGTTAGTAGTTGTTCTCTTCATGTTACCT